TCTCTAGCAGCAGCTACAATAGCGTCCCTACGAGCGCACATCTCCTCGTAAAGTCCTGTCTCACCTGAGTTATTGTAGATAAGCATTTCACGTAGCTCGACTTCCATTCGATATAGCTTACGTGATGCAAAGGTAGCATCTAGTGCTTGTTTGGTTGCTTGCGATAGCGTTATATTCGGATTCTTTTTGGCTACCGTATCAACAACAGCAACAGACTTAATTTCTGCTTGTTTCTCAAAGAACGTAGAGATGTCGTGATAACACTCTTGTATCTCTTTCCCTAATGCGATGGCTCTCTTGACTCCAGCAACAGCAGCCTCCGCAGCAGCAAAGGCTACCGCTACTTCAATCATTTTGGTAATTGTCCGTTAGAGCCTAACCACATTAATAGGAATAAAGCACCTGCACCAACGATCCAGAATATCTTTTTAACGACCGACTTACCGACTTCTTCGTAAATCTTTTTAAATGCTACCTCAGCAGCACGTTCAGCTATAGCTTCTATTTGAGCGTCAGATAAGTTGATGTCAGACATTATTCTCTACCCATAAACAAGTTTCTTCATCTAACGCATAATCTCCTTCTGGCTTAGGAGGAATAAAAGCGTCACGTTCTCTATCGTAAGTAAAACCGATACCTGCATAATTCTTACGCAGTGGACGATTTTCTGGATGCTGACCACCGTGTGTATTGTAGCTCGTCTGAATCCACTGACCAGGACTTGAATCTACAAACGTATCAAAAAACTCTGGCTCTGCAACGATAACCTGAGTAACAATTCCGTTAACAACTTTACAATAGTGGCTCATCCTGTGTATGTCCCTGATGATGTAAATTTAAGCACAGTGTTTGATCCTACGGTTGTGATAGTTGGAGTTCCTGTATAGATGCCTGAATAGTTTGTAGTAGGTACTGCGATAACAACAATACCAGACCCACCAGCACCACCTGCGTAGAAAGTAACTGATACCTGACCACCTCCACCGCCTCCACCGCCTGTATTAGCAGTTCCAGCAGTTCCAGCCCCACTAGTACCACCAGCTCCTCCTCCACTTGTTGCAGTGCCAGCAGTTTGACCATTATTTGCTCCTCCACCGCCACCGCCTGCGTAACCTACAGCAGACCCAGTAATCGAGCTAGACAAACCTGCACCGCCAGCACCACCGTTATTGCTTGCAGATGCAGTTCCTACCGCAGTAGCACCACCGCCTCCTCCACCGCCTGCCCCAGCAGAATTACCTCCAGCAAAACCTTGACCAGAAGTTCCAGCTCCACCGCTTAACCCACCAACAAGAATACCCCCGCCACCACCAGACCCACCTGATTTTGCAGTATTACCAGCAGAATTTCCACCACCGCCTCCACCACCTAAAACGCTAATAGCACCAAATACAGAACTATTCCCACTAGTACCAGCAGCCTGACTTCCTAATGCAGCTCCAGCGCCACCGGCTCCTACAGTAACGGTATATTCAACACCTTTAGATATTGGAGTAGTGCCAGTTAACAGACCGCCCGCACCGCCTCCTCCACCTTGCTGAGAGCCACCGCCTCCACCACCCGCTACGACTAAATAAGTAGCTGTATAAGTTGAGCTGATAGTTGACCATCTAGTACCGTCATAGACCTCAAAGCCGTTTAATGAAGTGTTAAACCCCATCTGACCAGTAGCAGGACTCGCAGGTCTGCCAGCAGTAGTCCACGATGCGTTAGTTATGCCCTGCGTCCCATTCAAAATTATCGCCATATTAACTTTTCTTTTTGCAGTTATTAAAATGCCATCTTGTAGCGGTATGCTTGCCTAATCCTTCTTTTTGGCAATGAGGACAAAGCCATTTATTAGCTAAAAATGTAGCTTTAATTTTTTCAAGTGATTCTGGTTTTACTTTTCTGCCTTTTTTAGGAGATGGTTTTCCTAGCTTTGCTAATCTAATTTTTTCTATAGATTCAGAACTATGATTTTTACCTTTAAATGAAGATCCTCGCCCTTTATTACCTTCAATAGTACGATCTCTATATTCTTGGCTTTTCCAAAGTTCTGCTACTTTATTGCTTATTTGTTTTTTTGTTTCTTCACTTAAAAAGCCGCCTTTGTTCCAAGCAGTTCTTCCTAAATTCATTCCTTTTTTTGATCTTGGAGGATTCCCACCACCTTCAACAATATTCCAACCAATAGATACAAAAGGACGTAATTTCTTTTCAATATCAAAACAATAATCTTTATCGCCAATTAGAACAATTTCTTTTACTAAATTATCCCATCCGTACTTATTTATTGCATTTCTAAGATAAGTATTCTCTGATCTTTTAAAATGCTGCTCCCACCGTTTTTTAGCGTCTTGAGATACACCAATATAACCTTGACTGAACATATCAGTATGGTCTTTGTGATGTATCCAATAAACGCTGTTAGCTGGCATTATTCATCCGCTTGAGTTGGTTCATTACCTTCTGCAATCCAAGCTAAATATTCTTGGTAGTCTGCATTAGCAGGATTAAATGGAATAAATGCTGTATCGCTTAAACGCTGAACAGATTTAGTTTCGCCAGTTAGTTTATCTTTTATTAGTTTGTACATTTATAGCTCCACAGAAGCAACAATATGACCGTTCAAAACACAAGCTGCGCCAGCAGTCATTCCAGACGCTGTTCCGTTATGATAAAAGCTAACAGCTTTAGTCCCCTTTCCAAATTCAGTTATGGCACCTGTTCCTGAAGAACCAGAACCAAACGTATACCCAAGTGATCCAGCAGTACCAGTTTGAGTGTATGCTGTAACAGTAGGACTTGCTCGCATCTCTACTGGGAACCTCCAAGAAGCACCAAAAGTAACAGTAGTGCCTAGAGAAAAAGAACCCCCGTTCCAAGCACCATTAGCTGTGTTAGTTCCTGCAACATCACCGATGTCATATGTTTTTTGATAATACCTTTGACACAAAGCTAACTCAGTCCCATACGGTCTGTAATCAAAGCTAGTAGCTGTACTACCCTTCTCTAGTTGTACGCCAGTAATGTAGAACGTAGCTCCGTTTGTGCCTACTACTGATGTTGCGCCTGTGGCTGAGTCTAAATCAGAGCCAGCCCATGCACCTGCTGTACCGCTAAAAGTAGAGCCAACACCTAAACCGAAATTAACTCTCAAACCAATTCCGTTAGTAGCACCAATCCAAGTACCTGAAGTATCACCAGCAATAGTTACTGTTTTCTGCTCCCAAGTATTTGCAGCAGCTATAGAGTAAGTAAACGGATAAGAACGATTTGATGCTGAGTTTTGTACCGAGCCACCAAACGTACCAGTTAATGAGCTACGTACCCAAAAAGAGAGAGTAATAGAAGCAGCTCCAGCAGCACCCCATCCTAAATCGGCAGTATTAAAGCCCTCAATATTTTGACGAATAACAAATACCTCTCCTGCACCTACTGTGTAAGCAGATGAAGAAGTAATCAATGTAGAAAAGTTAAATCCAGTAGCAGCAATAGATGATTGAGCAGTCGTTAATTTAGACGCAGCACCTACGAGAACCTGAAATCTATCTACTGGATAATTCGTAGCGTAAGCAGATGTTACTGCTGGTGTAATCGTAGCTCCAGCAGCACCCTGAGAAATACTCATTGCACCGTTAATAATCCTGTTACGGAATACTGAAGAACTAGGAGCAAGTACGCCACCGCTAGAGTCTGTTATTGAGTCAGATAAAATTTGGCCATAAGGCATGATTAAACTCCTAAAGCTGTTTTGATTTCTTCTGGCGTAGATGCAGAATTAATCTGTGTTTGCATAGCTGCGTATTTATCTCTTACTACTTGTCTAGCAGACTCAGCAGCAGACGCTTGACTAGGAATAGTAGCTTGAATATCTAGTGGAGCAAATTCTTCTGCTCGCTTTGATCTACGAATATCATGAGCAATATCCTTAGCTTTGTTTACGTTAATGGTAATCATGCGTACTCCCAAGCATTTCTAAAAAGTCGTTCTGTAGGAATGTCTGCAACATCTACAATTTTAAATTCTTTGCCACTTGGAACGTCTTTAGCAGCTATTTGCTCAATTGTTAAACCACATTCAGCAGCAGGAACTATGATAGCTACGCCACCGTCATCTGTTGGGTAAATTATTCGTTGATTCATTTCATCCTCTTATCTGAACACTGAAACACATAATGTAGTTCCATCTGCATTACTAGCAGAAGCTCCTGCTGAATATGTAATTCTTGTGCTACTAGTTGATAATGCAGTTGAATATCTAGCAATGACAGAAAATACAGCCGCACTACTTGACGTGTTTGTTTGATCAAACTGACCAGAAGTAACAACAGCATAATTTGCATCAGTCATTGCATTAGTAAAGTTAACCGTATAGTCACCAGTACCATTATCAGTAATACTTGTTACGTTAAAACTAGCTCTTATAGCTACTGTCCCTGTTCCATTAAAATTTACCCAAGCTCTTAAACTATTTGAAGTAGATATACTTCCACCAGTAATTGATCCAGTAACAGTTAAATTGCCAGCTACAGTCTGACTAGCTGTCATCGCTACATTCTGACTAGCATCAATAGACATCGCTGTTACACCTGAACCTGATCCAGTAACAATATTTAACGTACCGCTAGTGTCTGTAGATATTGCAGTACCCCCATTCGAGGAGTTGCCCGCTGTGATGATATTTGCCATGTTTTATCCTTAAACCACGACCCAGCGACTACCGCTAGGTACTGTTACCGTTACACCAGAAGCCACCGTTATCGGGCCAGCACTCATTCCGTTCTTATTCGTAGTAATCGTGTAGTTAGCTGATACTGTATTAGAGTTCTCAAAGATAGCTCCACCACCACCGTTAGCACCGCCTACTGGAGTCCAGTTAGAACCGTCATACGTCTCAAGTATTGCTAAAGTTGAATTATATCGTAACTGACCTGTTGCTGACGATGGTCTTTGTGCAGTCGTTCCCACAGGAACTCTAACAGCTCCAGTGCTGTTTATAGCAAAGGTAGTAGGTACGTCTATAGTAGCTGCGTTAATCGTCACAGATGACGTTGTAGTGCTTCCTATTACCGTAGCACCTGATGCTGTGAAAGTACCAGATACCGTAAATGGATCGCCTGAAGTACCTACCTGCTGATCCTTTAACTGCGCCATTAATTCACGAATTGCGTTATTGACAAGGCTAGGAGCCATGCCTTCAGCTAAGTTAATACCGTCAATATCAGTATTTGAGCTTGCTGTTGCGCTAAATTCGCTGATCTTTGTTTTTGCCATGTTATTCCCGATTCTTTGTTACGTTACCGGATTGATACAGTATGTTATACAGTCTTGGATCAAGTAAGCTAGGTGGAATCATATCTACACCACGACCTGCTACACCTGCTCCATAAGCAGCCTCACCAACTAATCTAGGTGAAGATGCCGCCAAATATGCCAATGCAGTAGGGAATCCACCTAAAGAGTAAGCTCCTAAACTTGTAGGTATAGCTGTAGCTCTTTGTAGCCCTCTAGGAGTCATCTCGCTCAATGCCTGACCTGCTAGTGCTGGCATGATGTCACGACCACCTGCTTGCGTTAATTGCTCTGCTAACTGCTTTCTCTGACCGTAATTCGTATTTACGTTATTACGCATCAAAGACTGTAGTTTTCTAACTCCAGTGTCAGCAGAAGCCTTATTTCCTAACGATAAATCACGCTCAATCTCACGAATCTGCTCAGTCGAGTCTGAGTAATTCTTCATTACTCGTGAATACGTTGGAGCTTGCTTAGAAATCTCTGACTTAATCGAGTTATATACGTTACCAACAGCAGCACGAGCGTTCTTCTGCTCGTAAGGAATACCCTCAAGAACGTCACCAACACGCTTCTTTAACGCATCCATACCTTCAGGAGTATGGTATTCAGCAGGATTCTCACGCTTCCAGTCATCCACAATACGTCTAACTTCAGCTACATCATTAGCAGCCTTCTCATTAATTACCTTACCTTTATATACAGTACGGTTTTGAGCGTTAGTTAAAGCACTATCAATCCCTGCAAAGTCTAATATAGCCTTGTCATTCTTAATATTAACCATGCCTGAACGATATTCAGCCTGTTTAGCTGCGTTCATGTCTGCTAAGTTTTGTTTAGCCACATCCAAAACATCCGTTATAGGTACTTCACCACGAATATTTTGCTTAAATTCTTGAGCCGCTTGACCACCTGCACGACCAGCTTTATATGCCTGACTGATAGCCTCTGTACCTGCGCCAGTTGACACGCCTAAGCCTTGTTTAGCTAACTTAGCCCCACCAGATACAACAGCACCAGTGCCTTTTACAGCCAACGATAAAGGATCAACAACAGTAGCTAATTTACCTGCTTTAGGGACAACACCACCAACGCCAGTAAGAGCAGTAGATACGTCAGCCATGAAACCAGCAGGATCAGTAGCAATAGTACGTTTAGCATTTTCTACTCCACCATAGCGTTCAACATACATTTGACCTACTTTGTTAGCCACATCACGAGATGCCTTATCCTCACCAATAGCCTGAACTAAACTCTCAGGAAGGATATTCTGTAATCCACCAGCAGCAACGTCTAACACTGCTTTACCTGTTTGCAATGGACTTGTAACTGCTTGATAAACTCCACCAACCAAGTTAGCAAAAGACGATGGTAAGTTTGAAACTGCTTGCGTAGCTACATCGCCAGCACTTAACTTAGGAGCTGGTTGTTTCAATATGTTAGTTTGAATAGCCTGAGATATTTGAGCATCGCTCATCGAGTCAGGAAACTCAACATTGCCATACCCAGGAACCTCAATTATTTTAGGCATTATTCAATTCTCCCTGTCGCAGGATTATATTTTCTTACTCCACCAGTAGGAGCAGGAGCAGCAGCAGGTGCAGCAGGAACTTGTTGCTGATTATCTCCAAGAGCATAAAAATCAGCTAAGTCAGCAGTATCTTTACGCTTTCTTAATAATCCTAAATTCTTTTCGTGAGTCTTAATCTTACTCTGTGAAGTCTTTTCCATTGCGTTAAGCAAAGCCAAAACTTCTTTCTGGGTAAAGTCTTTAAAGTTACCACCAGCAGCACGAGCAATTAAGCTACGCTCATTCTCAGTAATTGCACCTTGACCCTTCAATGCCGAAGCAGCAGACAGTTCTATTTGCGCTAAACCTTGCATTGCCTCAGCAGTTCTTGCTAATTTTTCTTCAGTAGTACCAGAAGCAATACCCAAAGATGAAGCAAACTGATCTACTACTCTAGGAGCTGAACTTAATGGGCCAGCATACACACCTGCTTGAATCAAAGGACGAATACCTTGAATAGTAGATATTGTTCCCTTAGCACCCAATGCGCTGTTGTATGTAGTCTCAACAGATGCAGCAACACCTTTACCAAACTCAGTATTAAATGACTTATCACCAACATTAACATTAGTAGCACCAGCCCTACGTTTTGCAACCTCCAACTTTTGCAACTCATCATTTAACTGTTTGCTTTGTTGTGCATTTAATGGCTGAGTAAAGTCATGGTTAGGGAACAAGTAACCTGCAACCCTACGAGCTTCGTTAGTAAAGTCTTGTTGTTTTCTTACTATTTCTTCTTGCTCATCAATAGACTTAATTTGCTTTAGATTACTTTCAATCTTTTCTCTTGCTGGCTTAGTACCTATACCAGTTAATATTTTATTCTCAGCAAATAATCTAGCTCTTTCATCCATTGGAGCAGTTACGGTATTTGCTTGAGCTTCTGGACTTCCTGCAACATTTTGTTGTTGCTGTGGCATTGTCTTAGAATAAGCCTGAGTAACAGCCATGTTCTCGTTAATCCACTTCAATCCCTCTTTAGGATCAGCACGTAACAAAGCTACCAATGAAGGATTATTAGCTACTTCAGGAGTTCTCATCACAGCTTCTACATCTCTACGTAACGCATCAGATTGCTGTATCTGTATCTGCTTTTGACGTATTTCCTGAGCATTTGCGGCTTGCTTTAGACCACCTTCGTAAGCACCACCAGAAGCCTCAAAACCACCAGCTACTGCGCCTAAAATGTTTTGTAATGCTGAACGTGGTGCACCACCTCTACTCATACCTCTAGCTAATGCTAAACCAGCTCCTAACAATCCTTGAACTTGCGCTCTTTTTTGTAACGCAGCAGTTTCGTCAGCACCTAGTAAGCCCTGATAAGCACTAGGTAAAGTCCCGAACGGTGTTAAATCTTCTAATGCCATATATCACCTAAATTAGTGAAATCGGTTGACCGTTAATTACGGATTGTTTGTACGGATCCATTGATGCTATTGGGTTGTAATCTCTTAACTGACCTCTAGCTTGAACTGGTACAGCAGGAGCTTGGGCTATCTGATCTGGTGTAAGAACATCTTTAGCTGTAGAAAAACCCATCTGCGTTAGACCAGGATTTTCTCTATTAAATAATTTAAATTGCTCCCAATATGATGGAGATGCAGCATTTGTTCCCATTTCAACAATAGGAGCAGGAACATTACTAGCAGAAGCTAATGGAAAAGTTTGAGATACAGTTGGTGCTGTATATGGGTTAGAAAACACGTTAGAAGGGCCGCCAACTAAACCCTGAATAGGAGGAGGAGACATAATCGCAGGATTAGAAAACGCCTGAGAAGGGCCACCTACAAGGCCAGGTATTTGATATTGCGATGCAACAGCAGTAGATGAAGCAGGATTATAAAACGCAGCAGTTGGGCCACCATCAATTCCAGGTATTACTGAAGTAGGAGTAGGAATAGCAGAAGGCGTAGCCGATGACATAACTCCCCCCATATTTCCACTTCCAGCCAACGCTGAAGCATTTATCATAAGACCTTTAACTGGATCGTTTCCAGCTACAATATTTGTGCCGATACCATTTAATAAAGATCCAAGAATAGGATTAGCTGCTCCGCCCATTATTTGCCTCCTGATTGTGTACTGGTACTAGTACCGCCAGCAGGTACACTAGTGAATAGATTCGTGAATTGCTGTAGTTTCTGCTGTGGCAGAGTTTGTTCGTAGTTATAACGGTTGATAGCGTCTTGCAGAGCTTTCTGCTGATATTGCTCTTGACCTTGACCTGCTGTCAGTAACTTCTGAATATCTTGATAATCAGCCTGAGCATAAGCAGGAGCATTAGCAACAGCTTGCATCTGTCTGCCACGTTCAGCTTCAGCAGAACTATAAGCTAATTGACCTGCTTGTTCCGCTAGGTTACGACCAAATATGTCCTGAGCTTGACCTACCTGCTGACCCATTGCATTAGAACCGTAACGCCCCTTAGACGCAGCGTTAGACTGAATACCTTGTACGCCACGAGTATAAGCCTCTGTAGCTTGGCGGTTAACGCCTGACAACGCACCCTCTAGGAATGGATTAACACCTCGACCTTGAACTGTGGATAGATACTCTTGGTTAGCTGCTGCCTGAATTGGAGAGCCTGACATAGCTCTAGTTTGAGCGGCTTGCAATGCAGCCTGAGTAGCCTCACTTGGAGACACGTAAGTCTGACCAGGAAAGAACGCTGCGCCAGGTGACTCATATTGACGTTTAGCTTCTTCAAGACCATACGTTACATACGGCTTAATTGTGGGATCTATACCACTTGTCGTTGTACTTCCTCCGCCACCACCGCCCATATTACACCTCGCAAATCCATTGTTTAGGCTTGAAGCCGAGCTTCTTAGCCCTACGTTGCCAACCTTGTCGATGGCTAGAGAAAGTTACATATTTTGCATTAGCTTGACTTGCCAAGCCTTTTATGTATTTTAGCCCATCTTCAACCATTTGATAATCATTTTCTAACGTCCAAGCCGCCCAAACGTGTAGATGTAGTCCAGATGGCTGCAATATGAAGAAGCCACCGAACCTCTGCTCCTTCAAAACTACCCATAGAAGTGATCTATTAGATATTAAATCTGCATAGACATCTTCTACTATCCAATCCTCTGGGCTATACCCTTTAATTTTGTCCAATGGTGCTTTAATTGATGCCCACCATTTCCGAATGTCTGCTACTGGTATATGTCTAAATTCCATTAGCCCACCACGATGTATCCATAAGTTTTATCCGCAGTATTGTTTGTCCAGTGCGTAAGAATAGCACTTCCTTGCTGTTGTGAGGAAACATATACGTTAGATGTTGCTGCTGGAGCTATGTAGTTTAATGTTGTAATAAGTGATGCTGTGCTTGGTCTAGTCGGACTTGTCTGAGTTGGTAAGTGCTGAAGCGTTATTGAAGTATTAGTAGCTGACCAATAAATCTCAATGTAGTCATCCTTTGCCAACTCTAAGAAGTAGTTCCAACCTACGATACTTTGACCATCAACTCCACCATGTGAGTTAGGAACAGAGATAACGCCCGTAGAACCTGCTATATCTGTGCCGTTCTTTCTTAACCACACACTAGCGTCATGTATCTGAGAATCTGTATTATTAAACTGACCTGACCACTGTAGGTTATAAACGCCAGTATTCCTGACATTCATCCTTGAGCTATTCGATAGATACACACCGTTAGAATAGTCCGTTGTGTCTAACGTCATAGCCGTAGCTGTGTTAGCAGTTACAGACTGATCTACAAGGCTTTGAAACGCTCCATAAGGAGCAGAATCAGCATAAGCAGCATCAGATACAGGAACCAAGAATATCAAGCTCTCATTGCCTATACGGCTGTCGTATATAGTCGTTGTAGTCGCATTGCCTGTAGCTAAGGTCACCTTGCCAGTATTATTCGTCTTGCCGTCCATAATCCCACGAACGACTTCAGCAACCTGTCGCTGATCTCCACCAAAAGGCGGCAACGTCTGAAACTGGACTGTTCTCGTCATCGAGTACCCTGACCTGCTATATCTATTTCAACCGCTACAGCAGTTCTCCAGTTACCACTAGGATTAGTTTTAACCCTGTGATACCTACCTGCCGAACGCAGCCCACAGCGACCCTCAGAATCGGCTACAGACGCATCTCCGAATGTAATAGCATCATTTAACAGCTCACGACTTGCGACCGCTACAGAGCCGCTACCAGCGTCCACAATCGGTCTGCCTAAAGTAATGACTGAATGACCAATATCTATGTCACCTGACGTTAAAGCAGCCTGTTTGTACTGACCGCTAAAGGTAACAATATTAGGGCCTCTAGTAGCAGACAATAACAATAGCCCACCAACCCACTGACGATCATCCAAAGAGATGCCTAGCGAGTCTATGCTTGCGCTAAATGCGTCTAAGCCTTCTAGTGTTACCGATGGCGTTAGAGCAAACGATACGCTGTCAGCAGTAGTCTCTGCATATGACCATTTGTTTAGCGAGATGTTATAAATCAGCAGTAAATTGTCACCATTCTGTGCAGGGAACAGCCAAGTAATCAGACGTTTCTCAGTATCTATAGCAGATGACATACCTAACTTAATTGCCGTTAGATTAGCGTTATCAAAAAACCAGCGATCTATCTTTTCTGTACCGATTCCTTTAGTAGTCTGACCATCACAGGAATAAAATCCATCATCTGCCAAGAAATACGTAATTCCTGCAAAGTTAATGATTGATCCAGCAGAGATGCAGCCTAAAGTACGGTTAATAGCGTCAAACTGGAAGAAGTATGGACTACCTGCATAAGACATACGGTAGATAGCACGTTCCATAAACACGATTCCGAACTCACCACCAGCCAAACCTGTGATATCACCACCGTCAGGCATTACCTGAGAGTCAGCTTGACTAGCAAGACCAGGAGTCCAGTCTGTTTCATCGTTAATATCAGACCAATAGACCTTGTTTTCTTCGCCAGCTACATTAGCAGCGACTACAAAGTCCTTAACTACCGTTACATACTTAGCTTCAGGAGCGTCAGCAGACAAATCTCCTGCATAAGTCGATGAATTTAGCGTGAACGACTGTAATTTATCCGTTCCGTTAGCCATAACCATCTTATCGCCATACTGAACTACATCCCAATACTCGATAGCAGTATAACCAGCAGTAGTTAGCGGATCCATTGCACGAGTACCAGCTTCAAATTTGTATAAATTACTAGCTGAAGCACCAAATAATGACACCACTCCTGCTGTTTTACCTGCAAAACAAGTCAATAAATCAGCGTCAGCAGCATCGGAGTATTCTTCTTCATCAAGAATTGGAGCATATCCATTAGTAACTGGATAACAGTTAACTGCACCTGTTAAAGCACCTGTAACACCAGGCTGATCTGGTAGCCATTCACCGAATATTATGCGTTGTTTAGCCATTATTGCCTTGTCCAAGTATCAGATTGCGATGAAACTACCGTCCATGTGTTCTCACCTTCAGGAACGATAGTCCAAGTATTTGATTGTTCTGTTACGTTATCCCACTCGTCACCAATTACTTGACCGTCAGCAGATAATTCAGCATTTCCTTCTATATCAGCAACAGCGTTCCATACAGCTATTGCCAAGCAAGCTACATCAGCTAAAGCCTCTACAGAAGCGTTACCTTCGTATTCAACACCACCATTAGCCGTAACAGTAGCAGTGCCATCAATAGACGCTACGCCTAGTCTTATTCGTATTCCGTCAGCAGTAACAGTAGCATCGCACTCTATATCGCCAGTAAAGAATAAAACTCTAGTAGCTTGTGCAGTTACCGTAGCCGTACCATTTACAGAAGCAGCAGCACTAATTACTAGACCACCGTTAGCTGTTACTGTAGCTGTGCCAATTATTGCGCCTGTACCGCTTAATATCCTTATGGCTGTAGCACTTACTGTAGCCAAGCAAGATATGTTACCAACACCATAAAATAACTTACCGCCATTCGCTGTGACTGTCGCATAAACATTAACACTAGCATTGCCGAAAAGTATTCCTGCGCCACCTGCTAGAGACGAATACGGAGTCTGCGAATATGCGGATATTCCAAACATCTAGAACACCACCCACTTTGATCCACTAGGAACAGTAACGCTTATGCCACTATTGATCGTAATAGGGCCAGCACTCATAGCTGAATATCCACTAGGAATAGAGAAACTTGTAGCTACAGTTTGCTTATTAATTACGATGCCGTTAGAAGCACCAATCTGCTCTGCGTAAGCCGTATTATCAGCATCCTCATGAACAGACTTACCAGCAGGATACGTAGCAAATACGTCCTTGCTGTTAGATGCAAAAGATATAGGTGAAGTAGTGCCAGAACTGTTAGCCAATACCGTAGTACGAGCTAATGTAGTACCAGAAGATGAATACGTACCGATACCTACTTCCCATGCGTTAGCAGTGCTATCAACAATAGAATAGTAGGTAGTATTGCCATTACCAATTACAGCAAAGGATTGAAACCCATCAACAGCACCAGCAAGCGTTAGCGTACCAGTGCCAGCAGTAGTAGATGTTTCCTTAACACGATCTGCGACAACTAGTGCCATCATCTACTCCTTACGCAAGAGTTACGCTGAGTCCACCAATTGCTATCTTAAAGATATCACCAGAAGAAATTGTCTTGGATGTGTCTAATGCTGTGTGGTAAAGCAAGTTACCGCTAGATGAAGCATCAAGAATACCGATCCAGCCAACAGTACCCCATGAACCAGAAGCCTGTGGAAACTCTACAGCAGCACTGTTAGTCGATACACCGTCAGTAGGAGAACCCATCGTTACCGCAGTACGTGTATAAGAACCGCCTGATACTTCAGTACCAGTATTGGCATCAGTAGGATCAGACGTATATAAACCTACGTAAACAGTGGCAGGACTCGTGTAGCTCGTATTACGCAATGTTGCGTTAATCAAAGCGTTCTCGAGGTATGTACTCATTTCGGCCATAATTTTTACCTCACGTTATA